CGGTGACATCATGAAAACCTACATGCTGACGATCCCAAGATCCGTACCGAAGCGGGCGATCATGACGATGATCGAAGTAAACGACTGCAAGCGTTGGATAGTAGCTAAGGAAACTGGACACGGAGGTTACGATCATTGGCAAATCCGCCTACAAACGTCTAATGATTCATTCTTCGAGTGGTGCGAACAGCATATACCAACGGCACACGTCGAGGAAGCGCAGAACAAATGGGAATACGAAAGGAAAGAGGGAAGGTTCTGGACGTCAGACGACACGACGGAGATCAGGATAGAGAGATTCGGCAGACCAAGGGGATGGCAAGAAACCGCTCTAAAACGCCTCAGGACGCAAAACGATAGACAGGTGGATGTCTGGTACGACCCAATAGGCAATCGTGGCAAGTCGTGGCTCGCAGGGCACCTATTCGAAACGGGGAAGGCATGTATCGTACCAAGGGATTGGACGAACCCATCGGAGATATGCAACTACCTTGTACACAACTACGACAACGAACCGATAATAGTGATCGACATACCGAGAGAAACAGGGATCCCCAAGGGATTCTACGCAACAGTCGAAATGATCAAGGACGGTCTGATCGGAACCACCAAGTGGGAAGGGAGAATGCGCAACATCCGCGGAGTGAAGATAATCGTGATGACAAATCACCAGATGGACCTAAAGAAGCTGTCCAAGGATCGTTGGAGACTCAACGGTATCAACGCACAGAATGCACCGATGCTCTAAGGGGGGCTCCGCCCTCCCCCCCAAAGGGGCCCCCCCCTTAGACGGGTGGACCAGGGGAGGTCCCGAGGGGGCAGTCCTTATCGTAACACTGACGGACTACCCCCCTTTAGGGGGGTAGGAGGGAAGTAGTTCACTTGGATCCGCATAGTGGATCCACGGACACATAGAAGTTTACCACTCGATGTGGAGTTTGCCAAGGAACCAGTCCTTAACCTTGATGACAAGATCCAAGAGCTTCACCTATACAACCTCTCTATGTTGGATGAGACAAAGGAGGGAACTGCCGAGTATGAGGATCCGAGACGGGTAGGGTACTTGATCTGATCCCAAGTGATGCCACGATTCTCCATGTAGTCATTCAGGTACAACCAGTTATCATACGATCTAGCAAGATCGCCGACGATCGGGATCCCCGACACGAAGTACAGGAACTGATTACGAAGAGCAGGATCACCGTCAGATCCGAACACCTGGCGCATAGCCTTCGCAGTAGGATCCTCATACGCCATCAAGCACCCTCCATGATTTTCTCGATCGCTGCACCACCAGTATCGACCATAGCAGTCTGCTCGGGCATAGAACGAGACTGGTTAGCATAATCGGTTCCATAGGAAGAAGATCCGATGCGCCCAAGCATCGCCCACTTAGCGATATCATTCATAGACCTAAGTCCAGAGAACTCCACAGTCCAAGTCACCTTCAAGCGGTAATAGAGCTGGTTAAGTTTCGCAGGAGGGAGCACGATCAGCCCGACGTATGCAGGGGGCACCTCACCAACGTTAGAATGAACCAAAGCGTTGGAGTTGGGGACGACATCACCCGAGGACACATCGTTAGGATTGTAACAGACAGTATCAAGGGCGGGCATCCTCATGGTAGGACCACGCATCAGGGAGTTCCTGTAAGTAGAGAGGTCGGATGAAGCACTCATACCATACTGATGGTTAAGGGACTCAGCATCCATGGTACCACCAGACACGCCCTCACCAGTAGTATATCCATTGGTTCCGAACTGAGACATGACGGAGAAAACCAGAGGGTAAAGACCGCGCATCTCAAGACCAGCCTGGGGCATAGCTTTACGCCACCCATCGGAATCCGCAAGGAGACCGTAGTAAATGTTGAACTGATCAATATTGACAGTGTCCTCGGCGTCCGCCTTGAAAGCCACATCGTTGACAGAAGCAACCGAGCCCTGAAGCAGTCCAGTATTAGTAGTACCAGAACCAGTCTGCTGTGCCTGAGCGAGGTACTGGAGCACCTGAGACATAGAATCATTGGACACCGCTTTGTAAAGGATCGGATTAAACATATCCTGGGGAGCGATCGCACCAGCCTCTACGCCGATCTGCAGAGGATCCGCAGGAAGCATAGACGCACACGCCATAGCAACGTCGCACTGAACGAATCTGAATTTCTTGTGCTGAAGCACGAGACCAGGCCACATCTGATCAATGAGATTACCACGAGGGGTATGGATACCAACGATACCCATCTTGTTAGTCTTCGTCGAGAGATCGTAGGTCTCAGAAACACGTACCATAACCATGGGATCACCTGTACCTGTACCTGTAGGACGGTCTGTTACCAGAGCGAGTTCTATACCTGTAGGCGTAACGCCTTCTGTAAGATTTGTATGCCATTTTTACATACTCCTGCAACTAGTTAAGGTAGTTGCGTTACAAGCAATGGACGTACTGATATAAGAAGGATCCACCTAAGGGATCCA